AGGCGAAGCCGATCCGGGCGGCGCAGCCGCGAAGACGCCGGATGGCAATCCGGCTCCCAATCCAAACCCGCCACCGGCCTAACAGCCGCCCTCAGTACCTATACTTGATAGGTACTGTTGGTAGTGACACACCAACTCAAAATCTAGGTCTTCAAACCTCATGCTCTGCGGAAAGCCTCTCACACTGCCCCAGCCGTTCGTAGACCGGATAGTGGCATGTGGTCAATGCATGGCCTGTCGGATAAACAAACGACGCCAGGTAACCGCACGCATCCTCATGGAAGCCCTCTGCTACGATGGAATTCCATCAACCTTCTTCACTCTGACCTACGCCAACGAACATCTCCCGCAATCCGACTGCTTCGGTATGCACGCTCCCATCCTCTACAAACGCGACTTGACGCTGTACCTGAAAAAGCTCCGCCAGAACCTTGGAACCGGCCTCCGTTTCTTCGCCTGTGGCGAGTACGGGGACCGCTTCCAGCGCCCCCATTACCACGGCATCCTCTTTGGCCTCCCACCGTCGACGAATCTCGAAAACATCATCCGCGACACATGGGACATGGGGCACATCTCCATCTCCGAAATGAACGACGACCGCGCTGCCTACGTCGCAGCCTATACGGTGAAAAAATGGACAACCACGGACCACGTAAAGTTAGCAGGCCGTCCACCCGAATTCTCACGTCGCTCCATGCGACCCGGCATCGGCGCGCCTTTCATTCCACGTTTGGCCGCAATGTACGAAACCCGGTCAGGGAGTCTCGTACTTGGCCAGGACGACGACGTATCAGGAACAATCCGCATGGGGCCGAAAGTCTGGCCCCTCGACTATTACATGTTGACAAAGCTCCGCGAATGGCTTAACTTACCAAGACTAGCAGTAGAGCGACCAGCCAAACCGGAGTTTCACAAAGACTATGGGCAAGCGGCGAAAAGGGAAACCCTACTCTCGATCAAATACCAGAACCACGGAACCCTCTAGGAAAGCCGTTGCCCGCAATCTCAAACATTACCGTGAATTATTCGCCCCTCCAGCACTTCCGCGCACTCCTACACGCCTACGGCAATTACCGCTGGCTGAGGGACTACAAACGCGCGCTCGGAAGGACCGACGCGCTACCGCACCGTCCCGGCCCCTCTCTCCCCGTAACCGCCTCATACTTAGCCGCGCGGCTCTCAGCGAGGCTCCGCCACAAACAGCTTGCCGACGCAGAGGCCAACGAAGGGCAGCCCTCGCTTCCCTGGGAAGACTCGGAAAAGGCACCGGCAGCAACTACAAATCCTGGGGCGAAAAGTGCTAGTTAGTAAGTACTTACTTTCATTCCTACTCCCCCGGTCCTTCATCGGCGGCATCATCGACTCCATCTCAGGAATCGAAGACAAACGCTATAAACGCTCGAAAGCAAAATCAGGTGAATTCCTCCGGTCCTATGACCTTCACATGGACAACACCAAATACCGGCGGGCCGTCGTGGACGCAAAGGCCGCCGGTCTCCATCCACTATTTGCCCTCGGAGCCTCTGGATTCTCAGCTCCGCCTACCTCTGCCGGAACTTCCACGCCAGCCGGCCAAGAACAGACCCGTCCCTCTCGCTTAGGCGCGTCAATCGACGCTGCCATCCTTGGGGGCGAACGCAAACAACGGCAGTCCGGGATGGACGCCGAGCTCCAAAAGAACAATATCGCCCAACGGCGGAACCTCGACTCGCGCTCCCAGCTCAATGAAATGGAAGCACAACGCCTGGCTTCCGACAACGCAATGAACGCCCGGGACCCATGGGACACCGGAACACTCCGCGGTACTCCCGTCGGCTCCGACTTCGAAGCGGTAGGCGTCGGACCTCCCGACGCACGTACCTTCGGCATCGGCACCCGCGCCCGCTCCCTGGGACGGCGCCCCATCACCATGGAATCCAACCGCTCCTCACCCATGCGTGAGGAAGTCATCGCAGACGATGGCGAACGCTACCGCGTAATCAGCTCCAAATACGATGAGCTAGCGCAGGTGGACCTACCATACCAAATTGCAAAACGCAAGGCTTATCGGTTCCTCTGGCAAACGCGGCCCAATGCTACCACAGCTTGGATTAAAAGTCAATGGTCAATCATCAAAGCACGCCGCAACAAAATCCTCTTGACACGCCGAGCCCAGCGTGATAGAGTGGAACAACGTACATGGAGAGGCCGAAGATGAGACGCTCACGTAATTATGCGAACCGCCGCCGAAGTTCTCCTGGTCGTCATAACCGTTCTCGCCGTAGCACTCGCAGTCGGGTGCGTCGCGGGAGACGGTCGACTGGAAATCGAAGTGTGCGTCCCGGTCGCATCGGATACCGACTGTAACCAACTGGAAGACCAGCCGTAATGCGCCACAAACATACACTCTCCCACTACCGACTCCTGACTGGGGACATGGGACAACTCTTACCGATAGGGTTAGTTGAAGCTCTGCCCGGCGATACGTTCCAACACTCCGCCTCAGTCTTTATGCGGCTCTCTCCCTTGGCCGCTCCTGTGATGCACCCTGTCCATCTCCGCGTGCATCACTTTTTTATTCCCCACCGTCGCACCTGGCCGACGGAAGGACCCGCCGCAACGCCGACCGGCTGGGAGGCTTTCATTACCGGGGGTCCGAACAATGACGACGCGCAAACGATTCCCACCCTCGCGACAACCGGCGTTAAGAACGACCTTATGGATTACCTCGGCCTGCCCACTATGGCAGGGCTCGACGTATCCGCTCTCCCCATTCGAGCTTTCAACCAAGTCTACAACGAATATTACAGGGACCAAGACCTGGTTACCGCTCGCGACGAAGACGACACCTCTGTACCACTCATCGCCTGGGAGAAAGACTATTACACAGCGGCTCGCCCGTTCAGCCAAAAAGGCCCAGCGATTACTCTCCCTCTCGGAGACCGCGCACCAGTAGCGCACGACGCCGCCGCGCTTTCCCAGCTCGGCGTGTTCTCGTCGGTCGGCGGTGTACAGACCGTGATGACATCCAGCACGACCAATGTCACCGCATCAGCAACACCATCCGTCCCCGGGGATGAACTCTACGCCGATTTATCGCAGGCGCAGGGCGTCGAAATCAACGAATTCAGAAAGGCGTTCGCACTCCAGCGATACGCCGAAGCACGGGCCAAATACGGGTCCCGTTACACCGAATATCTCAGGTACCTGGGCGTGACCCCGGCAGACTCGCGTCTGGACAGACCGGAATACCTAGCCGGTGGCCGCGCTCGGGTTTCAATGTCAGAAGTACTCCAAACCTCCGACACACAGGGTGGTGAGCTAGAACGCTTCGGCGTCGGCGATATGTACGGCCACGGTGTGGCCTCCACCCGCTCCAACCGCTACCGGAGACACTTCACAGAACATGGCTACGTCATGTCGTTACTGTCGGTTCGTCCGAAAAGCATGTACATGGATGGCATCTCGCGCACCTGGCTACGCCGCACCAACGAAGACTTCTATCAGCGCGAGCTACAGCAAATCGGCCAGCAGGAAATCTGGCAGGCCGAAGTCAAAGTGGACGACCCGCTAGACTCCTACAACACCTTCGGCTTTCAGGACCGCTACAGCGAGTACAAAGGCGAAAAATCACGGGTCTCCGGAGACTTCCGGGACACCCTCAAATACTGGCACCTGGGCCGAGAATTCGGCACAGCTCCCGCACTCAATCAATCCTTCACGGACTGCGACGCAACGAAGCGTATCTACAACGTGCAGTCCGAACACGGCTTATGGATAGCCGTACAGCACAATCTCGTCGCCAGACGCATGGTAACGCGCTCTGCCGCATCCCGAATCATGTGAGCAAACAGGAAGACATGGCCGCCGAGCTGACGGCCATTCGCGAACAAATCGAATCATTGCGCCTCCGTTTGGAGGCGCCTTCTCATCGCGAATCCTTACGCAAAACTGCGCTCAACGACCACGAAAATCCGGACCAACGGCCACACTCACTGGCCGAAACCGGGCTCCGCGCACCTGAAACCATTCAGGAACAAATCCAACGCTACGTCCGAAATGAAATGTCGGACTACGCAGCCGAACACCAATTCGGCACTTTCGAGGAGGAAGATGACTTCACCGAGGAAGACCACGACGCCCTACCGGGCTCGAACTTCGAAATCCCGGACTATGAGTTAGAACCCGACCCTGACATGCCGCGCATCGAAGATGCCGACGACAGTCGCGCCACGTCAGTGGGTTCCAACGATACAACCACTGTCTTGCCAGACGGAGGCGAAGCCGATCCGGGCGGCGCAGCCGCGAAGACGCCGGATGGCAATCCGGCTCCCAATCCAAACCCGCCACCGGCCTAACAGCCGCCCTCAGTACCTATACTTGATAGGTACTGTTGGTAGTGACACACCAACTCAAAATCTAGGTCTTCAAACCTCATGCTCTGCGGAAAGCCTCTCACACTGCCCCAGCCGTTCGTAGACCGGATAGTGGCATGTGGTCAATGCATGGCCTGTCGGATAAACAAACGACGCCAGGTAACCGCACGCATCCTCATGGAAGCCCTCTGCTACGATGGAATTCCATCAACCTTCTTCACTCTGACCTACGCCAACGAACATCTCCCGCAATCCGACTGCTTCGGTATGCACGCTCCCATCCTCTACAAACGCGACTTGACGCTGTACCTGAAAAAGCTCCGCCAGAACCTTGGAACCGGCCTCCGTTTCTTCGCCTGTGGCGAGTACGGGGACCGCTTCCAGCGCCCCCATTACCACGGCATCCTCTTTGGCCTCCCACCGTCGACGAATCTCGAAAACATCATCCGCGACACATGGGACATGGGGCACATCTCCATCTCCGAAAT